CAGGCTCTCAAACAAAAAGCGCAAGATGATTTTGCAAAGTCAATCTACCAAATCAACGAACGTATCGGCAAACTGCAAGCACTGGAGTACACCCAATGAACACACTTTACCAACGCTGGCTTGACGCTAAGAAAGCCGAAGGCATTGCGGTGGCCGAGCGCCGGGAACTGGAAGACCTGATGGTCGAGACGTTTGCCATCCCTAAAGACCTTGACGGCACGGTTAAACACGCTGTCGACGGTTACGTCATCAAGACCGAGGGCCGCATCAACAAAAAGATCGACGCCGACAAACTGCAAATCTTGGCCGCTGAAGCTGGTCTGTCTGAACATCTTTCCAGCCTCTTTCGCTGGAAACCAGAAATCAATGCAAAGGCTTGGGGCGCGGCTGCTGACGCTGTGACCGGGCCGCTGCTTGGTGCCATTACGTCCACCCCTGGGCGTCCCACTTTTACTATCACTAAGGATTAATCATGGCCTTTCTCGACGAAGAATTTACCCTCGACACTCTGCCGCAAGGCACTTCCAACTTTGAGCCACTGCCCGAAGGTTGGTACAACTCCACCATTACCGGCGCTGAGATCAAAGCCACTAAGGCAGGTGACGGCAAGTACATTGCTTGCAAGTACACCATCACCGGCCCCAGCCATCAGGGGCGAGTGGTGTTTGGAAACCTGAACATAAAAAATGCTTCAACCAAGGCGGAAGAGATCGGACGCCAGCAGTTGGGCGAGATCATGCGAGCCATTGGCCTTGCCAAAGTGACCGACACCGACCAACTGATTGGCGGCAACTTGGGCATCAAGCTGGTGGTCAAGACTGGTGAGTACGCCGGGAATGAGATCAAAGGCTACCGCGCCTTAGGCGGGGTGACACCGGCTGCGGTTGCGCCGTTCAAGCCTATTGGGCCGTCTGCTGGTGCGCCTGCTGCTAAGTCTGCGCCACCGTGGGCTAAGAAGTAAGTTTTGGGGGGAAAGCGGATGCTGTAGCTTAGTTGGAAAAGCTGCCTTTCGAGGGCGAGTCGTTGGTTCGGATCCAACCAGTGCAGCGAGTACCCCCACCCAAAAAAAGACCCCGCTTTTAACGGCGGGGTCAACATAAGCAACAACTTCAGGAGAAAACACCGTGCAAATACCAGAGCCAGAGATTACCATAACTTCCCTAATTGACGCCGCCCATCAATCAAGAGCCGAGAAGCCCCGCGCTCACATGGGGTGTAGTACGCTGGGCCATCACTGTGAGCGCTGGCTTTGGCTGTCATTCCGTTGGGCGGTGGTTGAGAAGTTCCAAGGCCGCATCCTGCGACTGTTTAGGCGTGGCTTCAACGAAGAGGCCACTATCATCAGCGACCTACGCGCTATCGGCATGAGCGTGACCGGAACCCAACGTCGGGTTGACTTTGGCAGTCACGTTAGCGGGAGCCTAGACGGTATTGGAAAAGGCGTACCCGGTGCGCCAAAAACGGAACACGTATTGGAGTTTAAAACTCACAGTCTCAAGAGCTTCAACGACCTTGAGAAGAATGGAGTGCAAAAGTCTAAGCCCCAGCATTTCACCCAGTGCCAAGTGTATATGCACGGCATCGAACTGAAACGCGCCTTGTACGTTGCCGTCTGCAAGGACGATGACCGCATTTACACCGAGCGCCTGGAGTATGACCGCGACCATGCGGTGAAGGCAATCGACAAAGGCCAACGGTTGGCGCTGACTGACCGCCTGCCACCGCCGATAAGCACTGACCCGACATGGTTTGAATGCCGTATGTGTGCAGGCCATGACTTCTGCCACGGCAGCAAGACCACCAAACAAGTCAACTGCCGAACGTGCGCCCACATCACTCCACTGTCTGACAGCACCTGGCACTGCGCCAAGTGGGACGCCATCGTCCCGACTGACGCCCAGCTTACAGGCTGCGAGAGTCACGTTATCCATCCTGATCTGGTGCCGTGGAAGCGCTTGGAAGGGCCAAGCGACTGGGTGGCCGTGTATGAGATTGACGGGCAGGGCATTGCTAACGGTGAGCCGGGTGAGGGGGTGTATGGGTCAAAGGAACTTTTGGCTAATGCTGCGGCTTGCGTGGCTGCTGATCCGCAGGTCATGGCGCTGCGGAAGGAATGGGATGGGAGGGTAGTGGGGTGAATTTAAAAAATATAAGCAAAATCATTTCTAGGCAAGAACTTTCAGAAATGACTAATCAATTATTGGCTGGTGAATACGGTGATCCAACAGCAGATAAATTGATGGATGATTATTTAAATTTAAAAAGATGGAATATCGAAGTTTTAAGAATTTTGATAAAACGAATTTATTACCTTGGAATGTTAGAAGGTACAAGAAGGATACAAAAAGATGGACGTAACGTAATTTATAAGAGGCATAAAGATGCTCCGTGACTACCAAACCCGCACCATTGACCAACTCTACGCATGGTTTGAAGCAGGTAACAAGGGCAACCCCTGCCTGGTGCTGCCAACCGGCTCGGGCAAGAGCCACATCATTGCGGCACTATGCAAGGACGCGCTGCAAAGTTGGCCGGAGACGCGCATTTTGATGCTCACCCATGTCCGGGAATTGATTGAGCAGAACGCCGACAAGATGCGCCAGCACTGGCCGAATGCGCCGATGGGTATCTATAGCGCCGGGCTGCGTCAAAAGGAATTGGGCGAACCGATAACCTTTGCAGGCATCCAGTCTGTCCGGACAAAAGCCAGCCAAATCGGCCACGTTGACCTGGTTATCATAGACGAGGCTCATCTGGTGAGCCACAAGGATGAGGGCGGCTATCGGACACTTCTATCGGACATCTATCGGACAAATCCGAACGTGAGGGTGATAGGATTAACCGCTAGCCCGTACCGCCTGGGCCACGGTTACATCACCGACAAACCCGCTATCTTTGACGCCTTGATTGAGCCGGTATCCATTGAGGAACTTATTCACAAGGGGTTTCTATCAACCCTGCGAAGTAAACTGACCCGCACCAAACTGGAAGTGGACGGCGTTAAAAAGCGTGGGGGCGAGTACATCGAAGCTGAACTACAGGCGGCAGTGGACACCACTGACAAGAACCGAAAGGTGGCCGCTGAGATCGTTCGTTTGGGGTTTGAGCGCAAGTCCTGGCTGGTGTTTTGCGCCGGGGTGGCCCATGCCCAGCATATTGCCGAGGCATTGAATAACGAGGGCATCACCACCGAATGCGTGACCGGCGAGACGCCAAGCAATGAACGTGACCGCATCCTGACCGACTTCAAGCAGGGACGCATCCGAGCGTTAACCAATGCCAATGTACTGACCACAGGCTTTGACGCACCAGGAATTGATTTAATAGCCATGCTGCGCCCAACTATGTCACCCGGCCTGTACGTCCAGATGGCAGGGCGTGGCCTGCGGATCGCCGAGGGTAAGACGGACTGCTTGGTGCTGGATTTTGCCGGGGTCGTGGAACAACACGGGCCGATAACAGCCGTGAGAGCGCCACCAAAGAAGGGCGACAAGCAGGGCGAAGCGCCGGTAAAGATTTGCGATCACTGTCAAGAGATATGCGCCTTGAGCGTGAGGGTCTGCCCGGCTTGTGGTGAGGCATTCCCCGAACCCGAGCGCCCCGCGCTGCGCCTGCACCATAACGACATTATGGGCAACGACGGTACTGACTTGGAAGTCAATAGCTGGACATGGCGAAAGCATATAAGCCGAGCCAGTGGCCGGGAGATGTTGAGCGTGACGTACTACGGGGGGCTAAGTGACCCACCAGTGACTGAATATCTGGCAGTGACTCACGATGGCTACGCAGGCGAAAAAAGCAGGCGGCTGCTGGCCGACATTGCCCACAAGGCAGGCGTGACGCTGGACTATGGCATGGCTGACTTGCACCAGATGGCAGGGCAAATGACCGAGGGCAGGCCACCGGCACAAATTGAATTTAAAAGAGAAGGCAAGTTTTTTACTGTACTAAAGAGGACATGGAACCAATGAATACCCGTCACCCAGAACCCGCAATCGTTACACACTACCGAGCCACCTTGAAGGCCGAGCCGCCAAGGGTTTGCCATACTTGCGACTATTACAGGCCCGACGGGGTTTGCGCCGAGTTTGGCGAGGCACCGCCACCAGAGTTTGCAAATGAACCTGGGGGTTGCGACTTGTGGGAGTGGGAACTTCCTTTTTAGCGTGGTAAAATGATTACGTCAGGACAGGGCCGGCCAGCCTTGCATTGCTCTAACCAATGCTTACTGACACCATCATCCAACCGTTAGAGGGTGTCACCATGACAAGATTTTGTCCAAAATGCCAAGCTGAAACCGAGCGCAATAAAAAAGGCGATTGCAAGCCATGCAACAATGCACGTTGCGCGGCATGGAGAAAAGTAAATCTAGAAAGAGAAAAAGCAAATAATGTTGCTTGGTACACTGCTAACCTTAAGCGCGCAAGGGCAACCCGCGCAGTTTATCAGTCAGTTAATTCAGAAAAATTAAAAGCAAAAAAAGCGGAATATTACTTAACCAACGCTGAGAAAATTAAGGCAATTAGTGCTTTACGGTACGCTTCGAATCCCAAGCAATGTAACGCAGCTAATGCCGCTTGGAGAAAAGCTAATCCAGAGCGTAAAAAAGCTATTGATGCGGCATGGCATAAAGCCAATCCTGAAGCCCATAGAATCAATGGACAAAATCGCCGCGCCCGTAAACGCGCTAACGGCGGCACTCTGTCAAAAAACTTATCCACAAAGTTATTCAAACTTCAGCGCGGTAAATGTCCTTGCTGTAAAAAACATTTGGGTAAAAATTATCATTTGGATCACATTGTTCCGTTGGCGCTTGGCGGGTCAAACACTGATGACAACATACAGTTGCTTCGCGCAACGTGTAATCATAAAAAACACGCCAAACACCCCATCGACTTTATGCAACAAAAAGGGTTTTTATTATGACCGAAAAAGTACCAAGTGAAGACCATGAGCAAATGTTGTTTGTTCAATGGTTCAAGCGTACATATCCAGAAACTAGGATTATGTCTATTCCAAACGGCGGACATCGTCACATTGCAGTAGCTGCAAAAATGAAGGCCACCGGCCAAGCCCCTGGCGTACCAGATATTTTTATCCCCGCTTGGCTATGCTGGATTGAATTCAAAAGAATCAAGAGCGGCGTAGTGTCGCCAGTACAAAGGGACTGGATCGCGTACCTAGAGGGTATCGGTCACAAGGTTATTGTGGGGCATGGCTTTGAGGACGCGAAGCGCCAGATAGAAACGACAAAGCCCGAGGGTTAGTCGGGCTTGGTATCGTTTCAAGTATCGTTACAGGTTCAGCAGTAGCGCCAGCAGGGCGGCAAATAGGGCGGCTAAGAGCATTCTCCCTCCCACCGGGTGCCGAGCCAGTCTACCGGGTCATGCGGTTCGTAATACAGGTACTCCATTGCCTCTTGGTGGCACCATGCGTACAGGTGCATCAGGTGGTGGATTTTGTCGGTAATGTCGTGGTCTAACATTCCCCTTCCCCTTTACAGTGGTAGCAGGTGGTGCCCTCATGTTGGCCCTCTCCCGAGCCATTGCAGGCAGGGCATATGCCTGGCTCTGAGTCATCAGGGCCATCATCGGCCATTAGGCGAGCCTGGTCACGCGCATCGTCGCGCCAATCGTCATAGTCGGTCATGCTTCAACTCCCAATTGATCGGCCAGAGCCGGACGGTTATCGCGTAGCCACTTCGCGAATTTAAGGGTCTGCGCGGCTTTCGCATAGCTATTCGGCCATGCGCGAGAGGGTGCGCGTAGGGGCGCAAAGTAGGGCGCGATATCCTCGCGGGGATACCATCTATTTCCGTTGTCGGTGCGCCCCAGGGCGCGTAGGTGCGGCCAGGATAAGGTTTTCATACTGTCGCCTCATTGGTGTTAAAAATCTGTTTGCCCACAATGCTAGACATATGGAATTGCTCCACAGTGCAGGGATACCCTCCCTTGTGCATACCTTGTGCCATGTCAAACGCCAAACGCTTTGCGCGTTTCCAATCATCTGAAACCAAAATATCGTAATGAAATACCCGAATTTGCTTATTGGTTTTTTGGTCAAATACAGAATAGCAACTCATGGTTTCATACTCCAAAAATAGTAAGCAAAGGGTAGACCCCATACGGCAGCGCCGATAAGTCCTTGTATCAGGGTCCAGAGTAGTTTTTTCATGCTGCATTCACCCGGAAACATTTTCCATCGGACAGTCTTTCAACATCCATTACATATTTTCCATGTCTCGCAAGTAACTTGCATTTTTCGATATGTCCATAGATTTCAACAAAGACTATTTGATATTTCATGTCGTTAACTCCTAAAATGATAGCTATAAACCCTTACAGGGTAAGGGTTAGGGGGTTATTTGATCAATAAGTCATTGTGGGTTTGCTGGGCAGATCGTCAATGGTGCCCCTGATCGGCATAACATAAGCCACCGTCTTCCCCTCATGGTCCAAAGTGGCAAAACCTACACCAGTGCCACCTGGGCGAACTTGGACTGAGAATTTGCGCTCACTAATCAGATCAGCAGCATCGGCAACTCGGACCAAGTAGTGAGGGTTAAAAAATACCTGCTGCGGATATGGTGCATCGTCATAACGTGCAACTCTACGCCAGTCTGGGAAAATGCCGTCCATTTCGGGCACTATGGCAATTTCACCTTTGAGTGATTCGAGCGTTACTTGACGTTTGACGCGAGCATTGTTGTCATACTTACCTGCAAAACCAGCAGGCAGAGTTAGCTTGATACCGACGCGCCTGTTTGCCTTGATCATGCTGGCAAGTGGCACCAGTGGCATAATAAATTGACCAGCAGGTCGCGCCACATTGTCGATCTGGTGCACTGCCATAGCATGGCCGCAAGTCGCCACTAAAAACGCGCCAGCAGGTCCGGTGTCAATGCAAACCCCCATTAGATAATGGCGGATATCTTTTTTAGCTGCAAACATGGCAATAGCAGCCAAATGGCCTGGCATGATCATTAGATCATTGTCAATGGTGGTGGTGGTTTCAATTGTTGCGTGTTCCATGATATTCCTAGGTTGACCGGCATAATTGCCACAATGCCCCACACGTGAGGCATTAGGTTAATTACGCTCCGGCCTTAAGAATCTTATCGGCTGCACCGAATATGCGCTGTGCTGACTTATCGCTGATCTCAGCACCATCTAACCAATTTTGAATATAGCCCCTTGATTCAATCAATCCTGGCAAATCAAGCACAGAGCACAATATATAAGCTACCGACTCAGCTTCTACTTCGCGTATGTCTTTAGGGGTTCTATCATCATCAGACATTGTGCTTTCAAGGGTATGACCTAGAACAACATGGGCTAACTCATGGAACCGGGTTTTATGGGGCAGTGCTGCTACCGGGTTAATAGCGATATTTTTGCCAGTGGCATAACCCTGGCAGTTACCAGATGCAGAATCAAACCGAATCAATGTGATATCAAGGGTTTGAAGTGCTTTATCAGCATTCCATGCTGGTGTAATGGTTTCATTGGCAAATTCCGCCCCTTCGGTCTGATCAAGGGAAAACCAATTATTTTTAAGGGTGAACCATTGGAAGCATTCACCCGTTTTTTCGCCTGCACCATCTTTTTTGTTGATAGTAACTGGCATAACCAGAGCAATGGCTTTTTCGCCTTTTTTAACTTGTCGCCCAAGTTCTGACCATCGTTTATAAGTTGCCAGGGGTGAAAGCCCCATGTTACGGGCTGTAAGTTGGGACCATGCCAGTAGCTGGTTTCCCATGCTGTAATTGTGGAATGCACTGTATGCACTGCTGATGATGCCGGGTTGAGTGACTGCATCACTTAGCATTGTGGACCATGCTACCGTTTTGTTCTCCATGTCTATCCTTAGTTCAGGTGCTGCACTATTGCTTCACCATGTAACAGATTCTAGTGCAACAGAGCACTATGCAATAGACTTTATTACACTATTTACTAGGTGTTTACCCTTACATTTCTTACACAATTTATACATTGTGCATTGTGTAAGAATGGGGCAAAACAGCGCGTTTCTTACACATTTTGCACATATATCCTTAGGATATGTGCATTGTGTAAAGCGGTGCATGGTTAAAATGCACCCATTGCTGACTATGGGGTCAGTAAATTAAGTTAGGAGTTACTAACATGTATGGTGTAACAGATCAAAGGGCAGAACTGTCTAACTTGGCGGTTGACCTAATGGTGTCTGAAGGGTTGTCACTTCGCAAGGCATGCCTTAGAACGGGCCTAGACCCCGCTAGGTTCCTTCGGGCGGTTGACGCCGACCCCGAACTAGCGAAACAGTACGCTCGCGCTAGACAAGCCCTTCTAGACAAAATGGCGGATGAAATCTTAGAACTGGCGGATGCGCCCGTGCCTGTACTGGATAACGGAGCCACGGACAATGCCCTAGTTCGGCAGCGCCAGCTACAGGTTGATACCCGCAAATGGTTTCTCAGTAAGCTGGCACCAAAAATCTATGGCGATCGCCTAGACGTTCAAGTGAGTGATACCCGCATCAGCATCAGCGGTGCCCTGCAGGCCGCCCAGGCGCGTCTGGTTGACGTTGTGGACGTTACACCGCGCATCAGTGCATCGCCTGTGCAAGCTGTGCAAGGTGAGGATGATGTTAGTTAGTGCTTACTAACCAGGATGTTAGTTAGTGCTTACTGGGGGGGTGGCAGGGCCGAGCGCCAACGGTCACGGCTACGGATGGCTCGTGAACATTTTTTATTTTTTTAATATATATTCTCTCCGTTGCCATTTTTTATTAACATACTCACACCATGCAAACCACAATATATAAACCAGAAGATGAACAAGAGTTAATGGCGGTACTTTGGAGTCCTGCGCTCAAAGATAATCCTCTGGCTTTTGTTAAGTATTTGTTTCCTTGGGGAGTTAAGGGTACTCCATTGGAGTATTTCTCTGGCCCAAGAAAATGGCAGAGGGAAGTATTGCAAGATATTACTGAGCATATTGCAAAGAATAATGGCAAAGTAGACTACTCTGTATTGCAAGAAGCAATATCTTCTGGTCGGGGTATTGGCAAGTCAGCATTAGTGTCATGGCTGACTATATGGATGGCGTCAACAAGGATTGGCAGCACAACCATCATTTCGGCCAACTCGGAGAACCAACTGCGTTCAATCACCTGGGCAGAGATAACCAAGTGGCTGGCTATGGGGTTGAACAGCCACTGGTTTGAAGTTAGTGCCACCCGAGTAGCCCCGGCTAAATGGTTGACTGACCTGGTGGAGCAGGATTTAAAGAAGGGTACGAGGTATTGGGGTGTGGAAGGCAGGCTATGGTCGGCGGAGAACCCGGATGCCTATGCTGGTGTGCATAATTTCGACGGTGTGCTGGTAATTTTTGATGAGGCGTCTGGTATTGACGATTCGATCTGGTCTGTGACTGGTGGATTCTTCACGGAAAACACGCCAAATCGTTTCTGGCTGGCGTTTAGCAACCCACGGCGCAACACGGGGTACTTTTACGAGACTTTTCACTCAAAGAGGGACTTTTGGGTAACTAAGGTGGTGGATGCTCGGACGGTTGAAGGGACGGACAAAGCGGTTTATGGGCGAATTATTGATGAGTACGGGCCGGACAGCGCCCAGGCGCACGTTGAGGTGTATGGTGAGTTCCCACGGGCGGGGGATGACCAGTTTATACCGTCAGATGTGGTGGATGAGGCGATGAAGCGGCCTAAGTACAAGGACAACTCAGCCCCAATCATCATTGGTGTGGATCCTGCGCGGTTTGGCGCGGATGCAACGGTCATTGCGGTGCGGCAGGGGCGGGATATTGTGTCTATAAAGAAGTATAGAGGCGATGACACCATGACGGTAGTGGGGCATATCATTGAGGCGATGGAGGAGTACAAGCCTGCGATGGTGGTGATTGATGAGGGTGGGTTGGGGGCGGGGATTGTGGATAGGCTCAAGGAGCAGCGGTACAAGATCAAGGGGGTGAACTTTGGAAACAAGTCAAAAAACCCGATAATGTATGGAAATATGAGAGCGCAGATGTGGGGGGATATGAAAGCGTGGTTGAAATCTGCTAGTATTCCGCAGGATAGGTTTCTTAAAACAGACCTAATTAGTCCCCTGATGAAGCCTGACTCACGGGGTACGATCTTCTTGGAGAGCAAGAAAGAGATGAAAGCACGGGGTTTAGCTAGTCCAGACGCTGCGGATGCGATATGCGTGACGTTTGCTTTCCCTGTGGCGCATCGGGAGTACCGTGAAGCCGCGCCGCGCAGGTACTCGGATCACTCGGCGGTGTCAACTGGATGGATGGGATCATGAAGAAAAGCGTATCTCTATCAGTTGGGCGCGGCGAGAAGCTGCCAACGTCCAAAGGCGCTGGTTTGACTGCCAAGGGCCGTGCTGTCTACAATGCAGCCACTGGCTCTAACTTGAAGGCTCCTGCGCCTAACCCCAAGACCAAGGCCGATCAGGGCCGCAAGGATTCATTTTGTGCAAGAATGGGCGCAGTAGCGGCCAACGCCAAGGATGGCGAACGCGCCAAAGCAGCCCTTAAACGATGGAAGTGCTAATATGAAATCAGCTAAACCCGGACTCTATGCCAACATCAACGCCAAACAAGCCCGTATCAAGGCTGGCTCTGGCGAGAAGATGAACAAAGTCGGCAGCAAGGCAGCGCCTAGCAAGCAAGACTTTGTAAATTCTGCCAAGACGGCGAAGAAGAAATAATGCCACTCAAAAAGTCACCTACGCCTGCGGCTTTCAAGGCCAATATCAAGGCCGAGGTCAAGGCAGGCAAACCTGTCAAACAGGCCGTGGCAATAGCTTATGCTGTTAAGAACGCAGCCAAGAAAGCAAAATAATGGCTGACTACACCGGCATTAACAAGGTTGGCAAGGTTGCCGATGTTGGTGGGGGCGACGATGTAGAGTACAGCGATATGCTCTCCACCATGCGTTCGCGCATGACAATGGCGGTGGATGCTTACAGTGAAAGCCGGGGCAATGAACTTGATGACTTGCGGTTCATGGCGGGTAGTCCAGACAACCAGTGGCAATGGCCTGCTGATGTACTGGCGACTCGCGGGGCCGTCCAAGGGCAGACGATCAACGCCCGTCCCTGCCTGACTATTAACAAGTTGCCGCAGCACGTTCGGCAAGTCACCAACGACCAGCGGTACAACAAGCCTAGCGGCAAAGTTATACCTGCGGATGACGTTGCTGACCCCGAGATGGCGGAGATATTCAACGGTATCGTGCGGCACATTGAGTACATCAGTGACGCTGACATTGCCTACGCGACTGCCTGCGAGAACCAGGTTACCTATGGCGAAGGCTACATTCGCGTACTAACTGAGTACTGCGACGAGAACAGTTTTGACCAGGAACTGAAGATTGGGCGGATTCGCAACTCATTCTCGGTCTACATGGATCCTGCTATCCAAGACCCATGCGGTGCGGATGCCCGGTGGTGTTTTGTCACAGACGATGTGCCAAAAGACGAGTACGAGCGCCTGTACCCAGACGCTGCGCCTATTAGTAGCCTGCTGTCGCTGGGCTTGGGCGACCAAGACCTCCAACAGTGGCTGCGGGATGAGACAGTGCGGATTGCGGAGTACTTCTACCGGGAATACAAAGCCGAGACACTCAACCTGTACCCCAACAACATCACGGCGTTTAACAACACGCCTGATGACAAGCAACTCAAGATGCTTTACGGCAAACCGCTGAAGACTCGGATTTCGCAGCGGGAAAAGGTTTGCTGGGTCAAGACCAACGGCTACGAGGTGCTGGAAAAGCGCGATTGGGCTGGTAAGTACATCCCCATTGTGCGGGTGGTGGGCAATGAGTTTGAGGTCAACGGGCAGATTTATGTCTCGGGTCTGGTGCGAAACGCCAAGGACGCCCAGCGGATGTACAACTATTGGGTGAGCCAAGAAGCTGAGATGCTGGCCCTGGCGCCCAAAGCCCCGTTCATTGGCTACGGTGGGCAGTTTGAGGGGTACGAGACTCAGTGGAAGACTGCCAACACCACCAACTGGCCCTACCTTGAGGTCAACCCAGATGTGACTGATGGTGCTGGCGCTACGCTGCCACTGCCCCAACGCGCCCAGCCGCCGATGGCCTCAACTGGCCTTTTACAAGCCAAATCAGGGGCATCTGAGGACATCAAAGCGGCCACGGGGCAGTACAACGCTAGCCTGGGTATGGGCGGTAACGAGCGCAGCGGCAAGGCCATCCTAGCCCGTCAGCGCGAGGGTGACGTTGGAACCTATCACTATGTTGACAACCTGGCCCGTGCCATCCGCTATGTGACCCGGCAACTGCTGGACATGATTCCCAAAATCTACGACACCCAGCGTATTGCCCGAATCATTGGCGAGGATGGCGATACTGAGATGGCAAAGATTGACCCATCCCAAGAGATGCCGGTCAAGCGGATCGTCAATCAAGAGGGCATTGAGATTGACAAAATCTACAACCCCAATGTCGGCAAGTACGATGTGGTGGTGACCACCGGCCCCAGCTACAGCACCAGACGCCAAGAGACACGGGAAGAAATGGCCCAACTGCTGCAAGGCAACCCGGCGCTCATGCAGATTGCAGGCGACTTGTTTGTCAAGGCAATGGATTGGCCTGGGGCAGATGAGTTGGCTAAACGCTTGGCTAAGACCATTGACCCCAAACTGTTGAGCGACGATGAAGACCCGGCCTTGCAAGCTGCCAATATGCAAATGCAGGCAATGGGGCAGGAGATGCAGCAGATGCAGGAAATGCTGCAAAACGTCCAAGAGTCAATGGAAGCGCAGACTTTGGAGATCAAGCGGTTTGACTCTGAGGTCAAAGCCTACGATGTAGAAACCAAACGCATGACCGCAATGGCTGCTGCCATGACGCCTGACCAGATACAAGAGATTGTGCTGGGTACTGTGCAGGGCATGATAACCAGCGGTGATCTGATGAGTTCAATGCCAATGGAGCCGCAAGACCAGATGGGCCAAATAATGCCGCCACTAAACCAAGGTTCTTAGCATGACCACTAACTCAACCCCGCCCAAGCTGCAATTTTTTGATGCCAACGGCGCACCATTGGCCGGTGGAAAACTGTACACCTACGCTGCTGGTACGACTACTCCACAAACTACTTACACTGATTTTACTGGCGTCAGTGCCAACACCAACCCTGTCATCTTAGACAGCCGTGGCGAGGCTTCTGTATGGCTTGATACGCCTCTTTACAAAATGGCGCTGTATGACAGTACCAATGTACTGATCTGGACAGTAGACAACATTGGCGGGTTTGCTACCCTGGCGCAATTGGCCGCATCTGGTGGGTCTGACTTGATTGGATACCTACCAGCAGGAGCAGGCGCTGTAGCAACTACGGTGCAAGCCAAGCTGCGCGAGTCTGTAAGTGTCAAAGACTTTGGCGCTGTAGGTGATAACAGCGCAGATGACACATCAGCAATTCAAACAGCAGTTGATAGTTTATCTTATGGACAAGGATTGTATTTTCCTGCGGGAACATACAAAATTACTAGCGAAATCACACTACCCACATCAATTTCATTTAGTTTTTTTGGTGATGGGTCTCGCGCAAGTACCGTTCGGCAAGCTACTGCTGGTCAAAGTGGTTTTGTATCTGGTCAAAACCCACCTGCAACATCTGTTAATTGGTGTCAGATCAGGGATATGGCGATTGTTGGAAACACGGGTGATGGCTGGGGTCTTGACATCAATGGCATGAGCCGCGCCAACTATATCAATGTACTTTTTGAGGATTGGGGTTATACCAGCAAAACAAAAGGTTGCGTTCGCATCAGATCGTCAATTATTATTGTTTTTACTAATTGCGCGTTCAACGCTGCCAATTACGGCATTTACAACGAAGAAACACTGGTCACAGCCTGGAACGGCGGCGGTTGTTTTGGTTGCGTGTTTGAATCTCTTTTTGCACCCGCCATTGAAGGTAACTACCTTAATGGTTTGTCTTTTGTTGGCAACACTATTGAGTCTTGTTTTGCTGGCGGCGTTCGTGTCAACATTGGCGGTGGCGGGTTAATTTTCCACGGAAATTACTTTGAGGAAAACGTCACTAATAGCGGCCTTGGAACATATTTTGATATTGACCTTGGATCGTCTTCATACATTAGAGGCGTTGACATTAGAGGTAACTATTTCAATGGCAAAATTTCTGGTGAAACTGCTGACTATGTGCCAATCCGAGTAAAGTATGCGATTGCTTTAACTATTGACGCAAACCGTTTAGTTGGTTCACCGATAGGTCAGCTTGTTAAATTTGAGGCAGGCGCAAATGTTTCCGAAGTTTATTTAGGCTCAATTGGTTTTGGTTTATCTTCATATAGTTCAACAAATACGTTTGCAAATTTGCCAGCAAACTTCTATATGTATGGAAACAACACTAACATTTTTAATCAAATTGTAAATGTTCAGCCAACCTCTGTTCGAGCAGTTACTGTCCCTGTATCGCTTAATGTATTTACAACAGCCGTAGTTGGTACTGGTGCAGTTACAGGCGATGGCATCGGAACACTGTTGTCAACTGGAGGCACTGCAAGTAGTACGGCACTTGCAAGCACAACTAACATGGCCTTGGGCGTTGGCGAAGGTCAAGGTTCTATGGATTGGACAAAATCGTTTGTTGCTGATTTTTACGTTAGCAATATTAACTCTGGCACTACAAATGGTAATTCATGGGTAATGTTGTCTACGGTTGCTGCAAATGGCAACCCAACTAACAATGCTGCTGGATTTAGAATTGATGGCAATGCCATAAAAGGAATTGTTTGCAATTCAAGTGGAACACCAACTGTTGTTAATCTTTTAACAACCATTGCAAATACTACTGTACATTTATTGCGAGTAATAAGCTATTCTGGTTCAAACTGGGAATGGTATTACGATGGGACATTGGTTGGTTCTGCGACTTTAGTTGTAACCGGCCAAGTTGCTGTAAATTTAACTTTATCGGTTGCCAATAATGCTGATGCTGCGCTACAACGAGTTGGAATTTTTGGTTGTGACATTCGCACAAACCAAACATAAGGAATGAACTATGTTAAAAACTACGACCTCAATCATTAACGCCAGCCAAATTACAGGCACACTTCCCGTAGCATCTGGAGGTACAGGGCTTACTAGCTACACCACCAATGGAGTTGTTTACGCATCAGGCTCCACAACACTTGCCTCTGGGTCTGTGTTGACGTTTGATGGGACTGTCGTAAATAATACAGGGGCTAGCCCTGAATTTCGTTCAACGGTTACGGGAGGAGCATCATATACACGTTTGTTGGGAGACGGCATATATGCGTTTAATACTAGCCTATATTTATTAGCGCCTTCTGGAAGATCTATTGTATTTTACGCAGATGACTCTGAAAAAATGCGCCTTGCCTCTACCGGCATTGTCACTATGGCTGCTTACGGCGCTGGCACAGCAACATTTTCTTCTTCTGGTGTTATATCTTCTGTCTCAGATGAAACTTGGAAAATTAAAGACGGAGTGCCAATCAACCCAAATGCCATGCTTAAAAAGCTGGAGCCGGGATATTGGTACTACAACAATGAAAAGAAAGAAACATTTGGTGTTGACAGGCATCTAGGGTTTTATGCACAAAACGTCAATGCTGCTATTGGCCCAGAAGCTGCGCCAGAACCTGAAGAAGGTAAGCCGTGGGGCTACTATGACCGATCTGTTTTGGCAGTAGTTGTCATGTCTTTGCAAAAAGCACTTGCAACTATTGAAACCCTTACTGTCCGTGTAGCACAGCTTGAAAATAAACCATGATCCGCACTGCCTCTGGCCCAATCCTTTGGTACATGAAAGCCTGCGGTTTCCAGGGGTGGACTAGCTTTTGGAACGTCATTTACATGGCTCCGGGCTATGAGTTGAACAACGCCTTGATACGGCATGAAATGACGCACTTGGAACAAATGCGGCGGGATGGCAAAGTGCTGTACACCATCAAGTACACATGGTGGATGCTGCGCTATGGTTATAAAATGAATCCGTATGAAGTTGAGGCACGAGCCGCTGAACAACCTTGAAAGACAAACATGGCTAACGAACAATCCGCATTTTTTCCAAACGGCCCAACCGTTGTGATTACCGCTAATTCAAGCGCCCCAACAGCCGCGCAGATTCTGCCGACTTTTACGGCAGTCACACCGCCAACCAACCAGTACCGGGTGGTCAACGTGGGGTCGGTAACCGCCTTCTTAGGTGTTGGTGCAACGGCGGCTATTGCGGTTACTAATGCCGCAGCGGTTACCACCACCGGCAACGGCATCCCTATTGTGGCTGGGGCCGTGGAAGTGTTCAACTTCCCGCCAACCTCATTCTTCACCGCAACAGCGGCGTCTTCTTGTGTTCTTTACGTCACACCTGGACAAGGACTATAATATTTGTACTGGCCCAATGACCAGGGAATCTTAGGATTCAAAAATGTCAGATGTAGAGCAAGTAGCGGAATTAGCCCCCGCGCCGGAACTGGAAACCACGGCGGTTACTCCAGAACCTGTAGTTGAAACGCCGGAAGTAGCAGCTAAGACATTCTCGCAAGAGGAACTTGACGCCGCTATTGGTAAACGCCTTGCAAGAGAGCAGCGAAAGTGGGAACGAGAGCGACAGCCTGCGCCAGCAGTGGCGGTGGACTTACCTCCGCAAGATCAGTTTGAGTCGGTTGATGCTTACGCAGAAGCCAAGGCTTACAAGCTGATTGAGCAGCGGGAACTTCAGAAACAGCAAGCTGAGATTCTTGATGGGTATCACGAGCGTGAAGAAACGGCTAGGGCTAAGTACAGCGACTTTGAACAAGTTGCCTACAACCCAAGCCTGAAGATTACGACCGTGATGGCACAGACGATTCAATCGTCGGACATTGGGCCTGACTTGGTTTATCACCTTGGCTCAAATCCGAAAGAGGCAGATCGTATTTCTCG